ATGAATAACGCCCCGCACCCGCTTTTCGTGTTATCTCATAACCACAATACACTTGCCCGTTCCATTTGGATGCTTCGTTCAATGCCAATGGTTTGATTTGGTCTTGGAAGTTCTTGATGGTATCTGCCAATTCTTTTAACTCGATGTGGAATTGAAGGGGGCAATAATTACCGCCCCCAACTTCCAACATTGCATCGCTCAATGTTTCAATCATTTGTTTCATACGAATCTAAATTTAACGATGTTTCGGTTTGTGTTTTGAACGCGAACCACATCAATGAAACCACCTTTTTCGTACATCTTCAACCAATTTGATAACTCGATGACTTGATGCCTTGCCTGGATCTTGATGAATTCTTCATCGTAACGATACACCCATTCTTTGCCATAGAATCTTTGTACATCTTCCATGAAATCACGGGTTGATTGGCGTACCCTCCAACCACGGGTTTGTTTGGGTTTGTGTCCTTGAAACAATCGGTTCAAAATCTCCGATGCTTGTTTTAATGTGGCCAACTCCTCCTCCGTGAATTGGCCAAATAATTGTTGTTGTGTCATATCTATTTGTTAAAAAGGTAAATCGCTTTCCATTCCCTTGATGGCATCGTTTGCAAAGTTTTGTGCAATCCCACCTTTATCGGCCTTAAATAAATTCTGTTTTGCAATGGGTTGGAATTGGCTTAATGTATCTGTTCCAGTCAAAACATATTGTTCAAAGATTTGGGCGTATGCCAATACCTCGTGCAACTTGATATCACCATTGATGGCCAAATCCCCCGCAACTTTTAATACGCTCATACGCATGATGTGTTTGCCCGTGTCGGGATCCTTTGGTTTTGGTGCTTGGCCACCTTGAAATGCGTTTTGTTGAACCTCGGCGGGTTTACACTTGTAGTAAATTGTGCCTTGGTATTCACGATCCGTTAACACATAGTCCACCTCCTGGCCCACCACAAATTTGGTTTGGTTTTGGGTTTTCGCGTTGTACTCGGCCACATCTCCGTTGGCGAATGAAATTTGAAATTTGTACAACATACCATACTGGCCGTTGTAGGTTCCGTTGGCGGTTACATTGGTTACCGCACTTCTTTTGTTTTGTTCCATGATATTTGATTTGTTAGGTTGTAATTTAGTTTTTGTAAAATCTCGAATTGCTTTTCCATTGATAACCCGTTACGCTTGAATTGAAACTTCCATGTGGTAACTGTGTAATAATTGGTTTGCAATAACTCGGATAACTCTTTGTTTGATTTGCTGAATACTTCGTTTAATGCTTCGTATGTTGTCATAAAATTAAAATGGTAACTTTTGTCGTATGCCTATCGATTGCCCGATGTTATACAACCAGGTCGGATTTTCCATTTCCATCGTTACATAACCACTAAATGGGGTTGCAGTGGATAATGCTTCATTGGCTTGTACATATTTCCGTTCAATGATGGTTATTTTGGTTTTGTAAATTTCATCGTTTTGAACTAACTCAACGAATTGTTCCATCTCCGTACCGAAGATAAAATGCATTGTGAATGTGAATTTCATTTGTCGGCCCTCCCTTTGTACATTCTGCGTTGAACTAACATTTGGGTGAACTCATCAAATTCGGGGATAATTTCATCGCGTTCAAATTGGTAGGGCTTGGCTTCCTCCATGTTTTGGAAACGCTTGGAATTGCGTTTGATACAATGCCACGCATACATCACCGCAATGGTGATGGGCGTTAAAATGATTAGGTAGATTAAATCCATGTCGTTTGTCATATTGTTCCACAAATATACATTTGAAATTTCAAATTCCAAAACATTTGATGAAAAAAGAAAGGGAAATAAATCCCTTTTCTTTGTGAATGGCCTTAATCCTTTGTGAGTGACTGCAACATGGCAATCAATTTTGGGCATGGGTACACATCCGCTTTGTCTGGGCGAACTGAATTGTGTGTGTAAACGCCAGGTTCATTCTTCAATGCCCGTTTAGTTACCGCCCAAATATCTTCGTTGTATTCCAATGGGATGCCGTATTTGGTTGACCATAACACCAACAAATCCTTGATGGATGCGATTTGTTCATCCGTATATGAATGCCACAATTTGTATCCTTTGTATGGTTTTCCCAATTCCGTTACTTGGTCGGCGGGTATTTCACCACCCACATAATTGTAAAACTTTGTTCCCTTCTTTGTTATTGGCCCCCAGTTGCACACTTCGATTCCAATTGATGTTTTATCCAATGGCACATAAGGACATCCCAAAGGTTGGAAATGCTTGGTACCCAATCCCAAATGATACGCCCAATACTCACTGCCAAATCCTTGTACAATTGTTCCATCGGTTGAAATGGCAACACAAGTTGAAACCTTATTGGCTACCTTTTCCCAATATGCGAATGTTTGTTCACCGCTTCCATTACCCGCCGTGTGGTGCAAATACACCTGGGTTTTCTTTACCGCCTCGCGGTTGTATGCCCGAAATGGTACTTGTTTAATTTTCATCGTTTTGATTTTTACTTGCCCCAAAATAAAATGATACAACCATTGTTACGATGGAAGTAACCCCACCCGCAATGGTGAAATAAATGTCTTTTTGATCCGATGGGAAATCCCAAAAGATGATTGAAAACAAAATGGCATAACTCAACCCCAAAATGAGGATGGCAATAATGCCCGTTGTGTTGGTCTTAAACTTATCAAAATTCATCGGCCTTGTTTGTTATATGGTTTGGATGATTTGTGTTTGTTAACTGATTTTGTATGCCTTCCCAATTTGCGTTTGGGCTTGGCACGAAATGTTGATGTGTTGGAAACCTTTGCCATTACAACCCGTTTAATTTAATCATGTTTGAAATGGATGCCGTGTCTAAATCCGCCGTATCAATGCCCATAAAAATCATGGTGTTTGCATACTTTTCCGCCTTGGCTTCCGCCTGGGCAACTTCCTTTTTTAACGCTTCCTTTTCTGCAACCTTTGATTCAACCATCTTTGCATTCATCGTTTGAGCCATTTTCGTGCATTCTCCCGCACTTTCAATGTTTTTTGATACCTTGGATAGCAACGCATCAATTTCGTCAATTGTAGGGCTTTGTTTTGCGTTTACGCTTGTGAACAAATACCCCGTAATGAATAGGGCCGTGAAAACAATCAATGCGTTCTTCATAGTTTTTTCATCGTTTGCATTATACGAATCTCGGTCATGGCACTTGCCAAACACGAATCCGACTTTTTAAGGGCATAACTCAATTTGTCAATCTTGATATCCAACGCCTCAATCTTTGCATTGGCCTTTTCAATCTGTTCTTTGTACCCCGAACGAAGGTCAATATAAAGATACCCCACAGCCAACAGCATACAAAAAGCAACGGCAGCAACTGGGTTCTTACGAAATTGGTCAAAATTGACGGGCAAAGCATTTTTCGGGGCGGTCATTAGATTACGGGATCGGGAATTACACAATATGGTGAATCGGGAAACTTGGCACAATACCCAACCAGGTACAAATTGTCATCCCCGCTGAATGTGTGTATCCCCATCGGCGGAGGCCACACCTCAAACGGGGCAAAACTTGCGGGGGGTTCTGCATAAAACAGAATGTCAACCGCCCACTTGTCCGACTGCTTAACGCAAACGGGTTTGTCATCTTCCGTTCCCCACTCTAAACAAATAAAGCCAATTTCAACAACTGCGCAATCTTTCCAACTTTGGACTTTCGTTCCGTCGGGAGTGGTTGTGGTTTGCTCTATTAACTTGCGAAGGGTTGCCCATTGTGTAGGGGTGAACTCGAATTTTAAAAAGGTTTTCATAAGGTTGTTAGTGAGGCAAGTTCTGCGTTTGTTAGGCGGGTTGGGAATAGGATGGCTTGGTTCATTCCGCCATTAATTGCGTAATTACTTGTATTTCCTCCGCCCACATAAAGGCTTCCCATCGCCCCGACAGTTCCGCTTGTATCTGTTGCTAATTGCGTTCCATTCATATAAGCCGCAAAATCATTTTGTTTGTAAGCAAATGCCATTTTTTTGCGACCTATTGCGCCTATTGTAGAAGTCATAATTGATTGCTGAAATCCATTATCCCATAATTCAAAAATTAAACTCCCCGAACTCTGAATATAAATATAAGCAAAACTGCTACCAGTAATTAATTGAATTGCCAGTATTCCACTGACATCATAATTACCCGTGAAGTTCCAATCGACAAACATCACCCCCTCCGTCTGCCCAATCAAACTAGTTATCCCCGTCTTATAACAAGCATCCGCCACCCTTGTTGCGCTTGATGATGTGGTGGGGATGTAGGATGTGGGGTAAGATGACGCTTCGACTTGTGCGCCATAAAAATACATAGTTCCCGCAGATGTTTGGTCGAGTAAATAAATGCCATAATTTGTACCCGTTGCCCCCGTTGTAAATGAAACAACAACACGAACCCAATCACTTGTACTTGTTTGAGAAATATAGGAAGTTGGTGCAACTACATTCACTCCCGCATCAAAATTATATACGCGGTATTTTGCATCGCTGGCAGTTCCTTTTTTTACATAAAAACTGAATGTGTAGGATGTGCTTGTACTTAAAACAACACCTTGCAATAATTCACCCCCCGCAGTTGCCGTCGATAAATCCGCGTTTTGCGTTCCATCGGGCGATGTCGTATTATTTGCCGTTATTGTTACATTTGATTTTGACCAAGCCGCGTTGTCAAATTGCTCACTCCAAGTCAACAAATTCGTACTCTGCTTCTCCAATAACAAACTCGGACACCCGCCCCCGCCATTTTGGTAGGTTAGGCGTGGAACATTTAAGCGGTCGGTAGTGGGGAAATAGGGCTTGGCGGTGCTTCCGATGTTGAGTTGTGCGCCCCAAATGTAAATACCATTACCCGCAGTACCTGAATATGAATTTGTTAATCCATCCAATGAAGCCCCAACGCTTGGAACTGACAAGCCCGTTGGCGTCCAATTAACAGAACAACGATACCATCCATTGCCTAGATTTTCAATATTAGCATTAAAATAATAGGATGAATCATTATTTGTTGAAACTGTTCCCGTATTC